AAGAATCATACACGGCTGCATCAGAATACGAGAATGCCACGGTCATCATACACACTTCCGTCACTGCCCTCATTCCTGATTGCACGATCAAGTGCCATGACGGTTGCAACGGCCCCATCAATCTTCTCCGTGGATTTTTCCTTATCCATTTTGATATTCCCTGCAGGATCCTGACGGACAAACACGTTATCCATCATCCACCGCAGTACCTTATGTCCGCCATGTGCTATCCTCTCTTCAAGTGTCAGCTTCATCAGCTCCTTGGTCGGAGGACTCATATCCTTATACCCCTGTCCGAACGGAACAACGGTAAATCCCATACCCTCAAGGTTCTGTACCATCTGCACAGCTCCCCACCTGTCAAATGCAATCTCTTTGATATGAAATTTTGTTCCCAGCTCATCAATGAACTGCTCGATAAATCCATAATGGATGACATTGCCCTCGGTGGTCTGAAGACATCCCTCGGCTGCCCATACATCATATGGGACATGATCCCTTCTGACACGCAGCCTCATGTTATCTTCCGGTATCCAGAAATACGGAAGTATCATATATTTTTCCATATCATTTCTTGGCGGGAACACCAGCACGAATGCCGTGATATCCGTAGAACTTGAAAGGTCAAGTCCGCCATAGCATTCCCGTCCGAGAAGTTCTTCCTCATTTACGGCAAATGCACAGGCATCCCATTTATCCATCTGCATCCATCGTGTGCTCTGCTTTACCCACTGGTTAAGACGGAGCTGACGGAATACATTCTCCTCTGCTGCATTTTCCTTTGCACTGATATAGGCATTCTGCACTTTTTCAATATCTATCGTATAGCCGAGTGAAGGGTTGGCTTTATACCACACATCCTCACTCGACCAGTCATCGTCATCGGAAGCACCATATATCACGGGATAAAATGTCGGATCGATTTTTCTTCCCTCAATGATATCCAGAGCCTTCTGATGCTGTTCAAAACACACAGAATTTCTGTCTGTTCCGGCTGTTGTGATCAGGAAGAACAACGGCTGTGTTCTTGCATCACCGGAACCCTTGGTCATAACATCAAACAGTTCTCGGTTCGGCTGTGCATGCAGTTCATCAAAGATCACCGCATGGACATTCAGACCGTGCTTGGTATATGCCTCTGCCGACAGTACCTGATAGAAACTGTTGGTCGGTTTATAAACAAGTCTCTTTACGGACATGACAGGCTTTATCCTCTTTTTCAGTGCCGGACACTGATCCACCATGTCCACCGCAACATCAAATACGATGGAAGCCTGCTGTCTGTCGGAAGCGCATCCATATACCTCTGCTCCCCACTCACCGTCACCGCATGTCATATACAGTGCAATGGCTGCTGCCAGTTCGGACTTTCCGTTTTTCTTTGGTATCTCACAATAACAGGTGTTGTACTGCCTGTATCCGTTTTCCTTTACTGTCCCATAGATTGTGCGGATGATCTCATCCTGCCAAGGCAGAAGTTCAAAAGGTACTCCCCTCCACCGTCCTTTGGTGTGTTTCAGGCAGTTGATAAAATTCACCGCATGATCCGCTTTTGCTTTATCAAACATTACTTTGCACCGCCTTTCACAAGCAGAAGCTCCATTTCATCGTTCTGCTTGTCTTCCCCGTTATCCGTTGAAATACGGCTTCTTGCGGACGGTGTAAGGCCGAACTGCTCACAGAACTTATTCATGATCTTCAGATAGGTCTGGGCAATGGATACCTGTGGTACCTGCTGCCAGTAACCGCTCGGAGTCTTCACGATTGCACCATGCTGTGTGATGAATTCCTCTGCTTCTTTCCATCTGGCATATGCCTGACAGTATCCTGCGAATGCTGCCATGTCTATTTCCGTCAGGATGCCGAGATGCTCCAGTTGTTTCGCCATCCTTTTCCATTCTTTCTTTGCCTCGTCCTCAAGCCATGCCGGACAGCGCGGGGCCTTTTTCTCTGGCTTCGGTTCGCCCGTGTTAAGGCTTCTCTTGCCCGGATTTCCCTCAAGCACCTTTACTGCCGTAGGCTTTGGTTTTCTTCCTCTCTGTGCCACTGTCCTCACCTCCTCGTAAAAATGGGCATAATAAAAGACCTCCGGAGAGGTCCTTTGCTTTGTTATCCGTGTGATTTTAAAGTGTCATTCTGATTGCCGGGATCCTTGCTTTTTCCCCGGTCATAAAATCTGTGTATCCTGCGTTCACCTCGGTAAGTCCCGCCATCTTTATTCCTTCTTTTTCAAAAGCTGCAAGTGTTTCGATGAGTCCTGAAAAGGTGCTGCTTATCGTAAATTCCTTGATTCCGTTTTCCCTTAAGGTCTCTGCGATCTCTGCAATGTCATGATCCCAGATGGTATCCGCAAAATCGAGGTCTTCGTTTCCTGTGTATTCAAGGTTTCTGTATGCTGCAAACACCGTTGCATTGATTCCGTAATCCTTAAGGCTTCCTCCCTCTTTGATGGCTCTTTCAAAAATTTCAATCTTCTTCATGGTTTTGTTCCTCCGTTTTCTTTGTTTTCCCTTTCGGTAGGTACATATTCGCTCTAAACGCTGATTATATCCAGTTATTTCAGCACCATAATGTACACAAAGATAACGGCAGTACATTGTGACAATGTACATGATAAAAGGCAGGGGATCATGCCCTGCCCTTCCTGTTATTTTACCTTGGTGAGTGCCCATGCCATCGCATGTCCGGCATCCTCAAATCCTTCTTTTCTTTCGATTCTTGAAATTCTGCACTCGCATCTTCCTAGTCCGGTTTCTTCCGGAGTCTCGACCAGCTCGTAAACCTCTGCAACGCTTCCCTTAAAGCAATGGTCCCATACCGCAACCGTGTAATCCCCGTAATCAAGAACTGCTGAATTCATGCATCCGTAAAGTTCCATTCCTAAATTCTCTGCTGTTGTGATTTTTGTTTCCATCATATGTTCCTCCGTTTTCTTTTTTCCCTTTCGGTAAGTACATATTCACTCTGAATGCAGATATTATCCAGTTATATCTGCTTCATAATGTACACAAAGATCCGCCGGAGGAATTGTACATATTACCGCTGTGACCTGTGGATGGTTTCAAGGATCTGTTCCTGTTCCGATGTCCCGACACCGATGCTCTCAAGAGCCTCACGTGTGCCACAGTCGGGGCAGATAAGCGTTGTTCCGTCAGTCCTTGATAAGGCGGGCGGTGCTGCGTATCTTTCCCCGCACCGTGGGCATATCCGTATCCGCAGTATTTCACTCTTCATGTCCTGACACCTCCACCGCTTTTATCTGTGCTTCGGAAAGGTAGTGCTCATCAAATCCGAAGCTGGCATACCCCTGAAGGCATGTGCTTACATAGGAAAGGGAAGGTACTCCTATCTTCCGTTCTTCATGCATGATATACACAAAGCACTTCCTTCTCCGTATCTTTCCCGTGCGTATTCCTTTGATGTCCAGCTCCATTTCCTTTTTGTAATAAAATGTTGGGAATCCTTCGTAGCGGTCAAGTGCCGCCTCATCCGATTCCGTGACCTCCCATGCTGCAACGGGAACCTCTCCGCCCTTCTTGGGTTCTATGGTAAGATAGGCACCCGTAAGGCTTCCCTTGAAAAGCAGTTCATAATCTTTAATGACTGCAGTTCCGACCACCCTCGCATGCGGGCATCTCATCCGCATCTGTCTGATGTTTAGGTTGCTGCCGTAAGCAATGTAATATCTTTTCTGCATAATGTTTCCATCCTTTCCGAAGGGAACACCCTTCTACCACCTTAAGACCGCACATGGCGGTCAATGCTCCAAGGTGGCAGGAGGCTGTTCTCTTCAAGCAGCCCTTCCGCTTCTGAATGCGGTGTCTCCTGCAAGTCTCTTTGTGAGGATGTCCCTTGCCGTCTTGAATTCATCCCCGATGAATCCGAGTCTTAAAAGCCATGTCCTCATTGCGTATTTCGGATTTTCCGTCTGCTGCGGTTTCGGGCTTGCCGTCCTTACTTCCTTTGCCATCTGGCTGAGTGCAAGGCAGAGCTGGATGTAACTCTTAAGCTGTCCCGCATGCAGTCCGTTCAGCTTTCCGTCTGCCGGGGCATCGAATTGGAAAAGCCTGAATTCAACCGTCCCCTTTGTAAAGGTTGCATGGTAGTTCAGCATATGGTATCTGCTGTCATTGTAATGCTGATTCCGTCCGTAGCTTGCTCCGTTTGAGGTGTACCAGATGTCTGCAAGGGCAGCCATCGTCTTCGGTTTCTTCTTGTTGAGTTCCTTGAGGAATCTTGGGTCTACCGTTCTGCAGTAGCGGTTCATCCTTCCCCTGTCAAGGTCTAAGGCATCCGCCAGAAGGTTCTCATGCCCCGCCATGATGTTTGCAAGATTTCTGAGTGTCTGCGGTGTGTGCCCTTTTGCACCGATGTGGATGTGTACCCCGCATCCCCTTGTCGCATCACTCTTTGCCCCCGCATGTCTGAGCTTCCTGATAAGTTCCTGCAGTGTTTCAATGTCGCTGTAGGTAAGGATCGGTGTCACCAGTTCGCATTTCTTATCATCAGGTCCCGCAATGCTGACATCCTTCTGGAATTTCCATTCCCTTCCGCTTTCGTCCCATGCTGACCATGTATAATATCCGTTTCTGGAAGCCGTGTTTTCAAATCTTCCCGTTCCGAAGAATGCAGCTGCAAGCTCTGCTGCCTTATCCCTTCTGATGTTATTCATTTCGACCTCAACTCCGATGGTCTGTTTCTTCATTTCCTCAATCTGTCTTGCAATCCTTTCGTTCATGGCTTGTACCTCCGTTTGTTTTCTTCCCTTTCGGTAGGTACATATTCGCTCTAAAACACACATATATCCAGTTATATATGTGCCATAAACTGCACAAACATCTGCGGTTGGAATTGTGTATATTATGACTGTATTTTTCTCCATTCATCCACTCCGTAGATCATTGCAAGAGAGCCGTGTCCTTCCCACACCGTGTGGAGCTGTCCCGCATCATCCACGAACTCGACCGTTCCTATGGTTCCTGACGGTATCTTTCTGTATGGGTCATCAAGGCGGATAAGTTCCACCTTGGTTCCCGCAGGATATTCTTTTCTGAGTCTTTCAAGTGTCTGTCTGCTTACTCCGAACATACCGTTGTCCCCCTTTCTGCCCTGCGGTTGGCTTTCCATTTTTCCGCATCTTCCGGGGTTCTAAATGCCGTGTGTCCTTTCAGTCCCTTAAGGAAGAAATTTCTTACTTCCTTTCCTTCGCTCCCGCCAAATCCGATGGAAACAAGCCATGCCCTCATGTAATATTTCTCATTTTCCTCGATGGTCTGCTTCGGATTCACCCGCTTCTGTTCTGATGCCTTCTTTACAATGGCCGATGCCAGTCTGCAGTATTCCATCATGCTGTCCGTATGCGGGAATCCCGTAAAGTCAATGTTTCCATCCTTAAATGCAACTCCCTTACATCCGCCCTGTTCCGTGATGAACCTTACCGCTTCTTCCGTATTTTCAAAGGTTCTTTCGGCAAGTGCATCTGTCAGCGTATCCGTAATGGAAATGCACTCCCTTCCGGTTGCCCTGTTGATAAGGTACTGCTTGGAATGCATCATGTTTATCAGGTTGATGATTCCCTGCGGTGTCATGTCTCCGATTGGTATCTTTATCTCTGCTTCTGTTTCTTCCGTCTGTGGTTCCTGTGTTTCTTCTGCAACATCGTTCTGAAAAAGCACCCTTCTCACCTCATCTTCCATACTGTCATCTTCAAGAATGACCTTTGCGTCCCTGTCTACCGTGATGCTGCCGATGCGGTATGCAAAACTTGGTGGTCCAAGGTACTCTGACCTCTGTCCGAAATGCTCGGCTAAGGCTTTTACCAGTTCTTTTCTGTTTTCAGCGTTTGTTATAATTTCCATTCTGCTGATCTCCTTTCCTTTTGGTAGTACCATATATCACTCTGAACGCCCATATAGTCAAGCAGATAATGGTACTTTCCAAAAGAAAATGTAAGGTCAGTTTCTGGACTCCGGCAGGGACATCGCAACCGCATATGCCACGGTTGCCGTCACTGCATTCCCCGCCTGTTTATATAGCTGTGCATCGGAGTTGACAGCCGATGCACGGTCAAACAGCTCATCAGAAAATCCTTGTAACCGGAAGCACTCCCTCGGTGTCAGCCTTCTGATGCGTCCGCCCCTCATGAGCGTACCCATCTGACCAGAACAGTCCAGCGTCTGGGAACAGCCCTTGCCTACACGGCCCCGTCTGGTCGTACTGTCCGGATACGCAAGATTGATGCCGTCACCTTCACGGGCAACATCGTATCCTGTCTTTGTGGCATTCCTGACTTTCACGGAATCTTCCTTCTTACAGACATACACACCGTGTCTGTCCTGAGATGTCAGCGTGAACATCGGCTCTCCGTCATCCTTCATGCGTCTGCCGTTCTGTCTTTTCTCCATACGTTCCGGTGTCAGGACCGGATGAACTTCAAGCACCGCTGAGTTCATTGCCGTGTGGTTTGTCATCCCGGCAGTGTACCGTGCAGTCAGGCATCTTGCCGTGTCCGTGATCTTCGGATCATGGTTGCTCTGGTCGATGAAATAAAGCCCTGTCTTTGCGCCGACGCCTCCGGCATTGCCGACAAGCGTTGCGGAGATGCCGTCCGTCCCGTAAACACGGTAACCCTGCATACCTCCTATAAGCTGGTTAAGAGCTGCTGCGTTTTCTCCGGTGAGAGGTAATATTTCTCGTCTACCTCTGCTTCTAAGATTTGCGATAATGAACACACGCTCACGGTTCTGTGGCACTCCGAAATTTTTGGAGTTAAGCACCTGCCACCGACAGTCATACCCTGCTTCGTCCATTTCAGACAGAACTGAGGCAAAATCGAATCCTGCATTGATCGATAACAGGTTCTTAACGTTCTCAACAAGTAAGTATGTGGGTTTAGCACTTTCTTCTTTACCTTTGAGGAGGTCAATAATGTTGTAATATATTCCACTTCTTTTTCCGACCAGTCCCCGCTGTTTTCCAGCAACGGAGATGTCCTGACATGGGAATCCGAAGCACCAGATGTCTGCATAGGGGACATCTTCGGATTTAAGTTTTGTGACATCATGAGCTTTCCACTCTCCTTCCGTATCATACATAGCCTCATAGGAGGCTCTTGCAAATTTATCATATTCACAGTATCCGATGCACTTATGGCCGGCAGTTTCCAGGCCAAGCCTGAAACCGCCTATGCCGGAACACAGGTCAAGAAATGTCATCTGCTTCATTATACATCCCTCCCCTGCATAAATCCTGATATGAAATTTTCATATTATCACGGAGCACATATACATCAGCATCCGAACCACGCTGTTCAATGTAGCGGTTCACGATGACATCCACGAACTTCTCATCCAGTTCAATGCCGTAGCAGATACGGTTCGTCTGCTCACAGGCGATCAGCGTGGAACCTGAACCGAGGAACGGGTCAAGCACGATGCAGTTGCTCATGCATGAGTTCTGTATCGGATATGCCATAAGTGCCACGGGTTTCATGGTCGGATGATCCTTGCTCGCCTTCGGACGGTCATATTCCCAGATGGTTGTCTGCTTCCTGTCGGAATACCACTGGTGCTTACCGCCTTTCTTCCATCCGAACAGGCACGGCTCGTGCTGCCACTGGTACGGACTCCTTCCAAGCACCAGTGCGTTCTTTTTCCAGATGCAGCAGCCGGATAGGTAGAACCCGGCATCCTTAAATGCCTTTCTGAAATTCAACCCTTCCGTATCCGCATGGAAAACATAAATGGAAGCATCCTGTTCCATCGACTGCTCCATGTTGACAAATGCTGCGAACAGGAATTTATAGAAATCCTCATCCGGCATGTTGTCATTTTTTATCTTTCCGGCTGTCTCCTCAACATTTACATTGTATGGAGGATCCGTCAGCACAAGATTGGCTTTCCGTCCGTCCATCAGTGTATCGTATGTCTCCGGCAGAATGGAATCACCGCAGATGACACGGTGCTTTCCGAGCAGCCACACATCACCAGTCTTTGCAACAGTCGGTTTTGCAAGCTCCGCTTCTACATCGAAATCATCTTCCGTGATCTTCTTATCATGCACGGAATTGAAAAGCTGCTCTATCTCCGGCGGTTCAAAACCTGTGACACCGACATCAAAATCGGAATCCTCAAGGTCCTTGATAAGGTCTGCCAGAAGTTCCTTATTCCATTCACCCGTGATCTTATTAAGGGCAACGTTGAGTGCCTTTTCCTTGGTCTTGTCGATATCGACCATGATACACTCCACTTCCGTATATCCGAGGTCTGAAAGAACTGTGGCTCTCTGGTGTCCTCCGATAATGGTCATGTCTGAGTTGATGATGATCGGCTCGACATATCCGAATTCTTTAATGGAGTTCTTGATTTTTTCATATTCCTTATCACCCGGCTTCAGCTTCTTTCTTGGATTATAGGAAGCGGGGATAAGGTCTGCTATATTATAACTCTGAAACTGCATCTTCCTGATCCTCCTCTGCTAAAAATCTGTGCCGGAAGTAACATTCACGGCCACAGTATTTTCTGTTCTTGTTTCCATAGGAAATAAATGGCTTTCCGCACTGCTCACATACAAGCGCGTAGGAAGCCTTCTCGCTTTTCTTCACTGCTTCGGGGTGTGCTTTCCACCATTCCCGTCTGCATTTTTCACAGCAGAACCGTCTCGGTCTGCCTGTCTTCGGCTGTTCGATTGGATTACCGCAGAAGTGGCATACCTCTTTACCGTCCACCATAAGTTTCATATTTTTTGAAACCACTGTGGCATATCCGGCAAGGTTATGTCGCTTGCAGTAATTCCTGACGATGTCACGGGACAGTCCGATTGCCATTCCTATGGCTTTATATCCCATGCCCCGCATACGCATCTCATTGATCTGCTTTGCCTGTGTGTCCGTCATCCTTTCTCACTCTCCTTCCGGCACACAAAAAAGGCCGGAAAACAATGTTTTTACACTGTTTTCCAGCCTTAAATATTGTGTTTTTCATAATTTTCCGGCAAAAGAAAATACCCCTTTTTGCCGTGTTTTAAGTACATTCTGCGAAAATTATCCTGTCTGTTTTATATCCCCCCTGTTTAATTCTGCGAAAATTCACGCAAAGGGGGCCATCGGTCTTCAGCGGTTCACTCCGTAGAGATTTTGATACCCCCACGGTCTGCCATCAGAACCGATACTCAGGATTGTTATCCTCGTTCCATGTCTTTTTATCATGACAAGGTTTGCATAAGCTCTGCCAGTTCTTCTCGTCCCAGAACAGAACGGGATCACCACGGTGCGGCTTCACATGGTCGACAACGGTTGCGGTCACTGCCCTGCCTTCCTTCATGCACTGCACGCACAAAGGATGTGCTTTTAAGTACCTCGCCCTTGCCTTCTGCCACTGCCTGTTGTAACCACGCTTGCTGCTGCTCGCCCTGTCACCACGGTGCAGTGCTTCATGCTCCTCACAGTACAGACCGTCTGTCAGCTTTGGACATCCGGGATGTCTGCACGGTTTCTTTGGTTTCATCGGCATCTGCCATTCCTCCCTTCTATGTACACGGGCGGTGTGAAAGGATTGGAAAGACACCGCCTTACGGCAACATAAAAAGGAGCATTTCTGCTCCCTTCCATTTTTGCCATCTTAATCATAGCACCTGTAAAATAAAAAGTCAGTACACCTTTAGTGCACCTCTAGTACACCATCTGTTCACCATGCTTCTCGTTCTCAACGAAATACCGATATCCGTGCTGTTTCAAAATATTTCTAAGCATCTTTTCTAAACGATCAATATCATTAGATGCCGTATATTTAATGCACTCTAAGCTGATTCCATGCTGCTGACAATATTTCTTCTTTTTATCATCGTATTTAAGCTGACGCTCAAACCTGTCATTTATACTTTTATTGTCCGAACAATCGTCTGTTACGTATGTACCGAACTCATCATAATATCCTTTTTTATAATGGTGTGGTCCCTGTAATTCTATTGCCAGATCAAATATTGCTTTCCCAGTTTCGTCTGCTGATTTTGACAATATGAAATCAAACCGAAGGTTCTTTCCGGAATCTCCAACCAAGCCATCAAATGATTTTTCCCGGATATAAGTAATTCCCAGTTGATCTAATATATCCATTGTTTTTGCTTCAAAAGATGAAACACCGTGACAGCCACAGCTTTTTTCCAGATAATACCCTCGTTCCTCATCATATGATATCTTCATGCTGGATGAAAGTATCTTCTCTTCCTTTCCACAAATCCGGCACACACAGGCATATTCTTTTGCAATTGTGATTACTGGTTTTCCATATTCCGGCTTATCTAAAGACAGATGCTGCATATCTGTACACTCTTTTATAAAATAACTGTCCCAGTATTGATTGGAAAAATCTCTTTTATATGACGGATCATAATGAACAACTGCCTCAAAATCATCATATCGATGTTCTTCTTCATAACGTTCCTGCTCCCGTCTTCTTCTCTCTTTATCGGCTTCATCCTGTTTTTTATCATATTGGAATGACAGCCTATAACTCTTCTTCTCTGTTTCCATTTCCATCTTTGAAAAAGCATTCATTTCCTGATGATACTTTTCATTGTATGGTTTTTTACACTCAATGCTGCTCTCTAAATCACTATATTGATCCAGTATTTTTTGTAAATATGACACCATCGGTGCCAGTGACTTCTTTCTGTACCTCTGTGCCCACGAATTTGCAAAACTAATGGCATCTTCGTTTTCCAGATTCTTTATAAATCTATGTTTTGGTGCGGTCATATCCGCCACCATAGCAGCTATTTTTTCTCTGCCATATTTTTTTACAAGTTTTTCTTTATCATCATACGAATATTTTCTATCCAATTCGGGTCTTTGCTTTGGGAATGCTAACCCATTCGGAACTAGATAATCATTGCCATAATTTCTTTCGTAATGATATTTCTCCTTGCAACTGTCACAGAAAATCTCAACTGCCGTATCATTCTCTTTTTCCTGTCCCCAGTCATTTGACAAATATATTCTGTAAAATTGCAAATAGCCTTTTCCACAAGCACATTTTGCACTATATGGTCTTCTGTAATCTTCTTCATATGACATAGAACATCACTTCCTTCCCAAGTCCCCAACATATTAAGATTTTACCATAACGCAAACAAAAAAGACAGCCGTCTGACTGCCTTAATTGTACTCTGCATATGCGCCTATCTGTATCTGGAGTGCCACTGTGATCTGTTCCATGACCATTTCATCCAGCACTTCCCCTATTCTTTCTCCAAGTCTTGTTTTATCAAGTGTCTCCACCTGTTCCGCCAGTGCCATGCTCGGCTTGTTCAGACCACTGCCTTTGGGAATCTGCACATGGGTCGGAAGATACTTCTTTTTCCATACCCTGGCTGACAGCGGAACGACTGTGACCACCGGGGAATGCTTATTCGCCTTATTATTGCTTACCACCAGTGCCGGACGGACACCGCCCTGCTTGCTTCCATCTTTTTCTCCAAAATCCACATAATAAATATCTCCACGCTTACACATAAAAACCTCCTATCCGAGGACAAAGGCTTCCACCTGCCTGTTCCTCAGTTCATACTGTTTATCAAGTTCCTTCAATGCTGCTTTTCTGTACTTTGCTATCATCGTATGGCTCACATGGTATCTTTCCATCATGATATCCCATGTCATGTCCTCATCCAGAAGATCCGTGATAATGCTTCTATGTCTTTCATCCAGTCCGTTCACTGCATGCTCGAAAAAATCCAGTTCTTCCTTCAGGAACATATATCTGTGGAAAAGGAAACCGTACCACTCGTCATTTTCCCTTTCCATTGCAGCCTTATATTTGACTGCTATGTTTGCCGTTTTATCGGAAAGAGTGCTCGTCTGCACCCTTTCCCCTTCCTGATGGGAGTAAAGCATGGAATCGATCATGTCCTGTTCGCTCACTCCCTGAAACTGACGGAGCTGGAACTCAGTCACGGTCAGTTCCTTTTTCATATTCTTATATTCCTTCATCATTACTTCTGCCGTCATCCGTCATACCTCCAATCCTTGCCTTTACTGCTTCTATCATTGCATTCTGTGTAGTATCCTTTTTTTCGATTGCCCGGAGGATATCTTCATCGACCGTGCCTTCTGTCACCAGATGCTCTATGATGACCGTGTGTTTCTGCCCCTGTCTGTAAAGTCTGGCATTTAACTGCTGATACAGTTCAAGAGACCATGTAAGTGAAAACCATACGATGGTCGAACCGCCTTCCTGAAGATTCAGTCCGTGTCCTGCCGATGCCGGATGGATCAGCGCCACAGGAATCTTTCCTTCATTCCAGTCCTCGATATCCTTCTTTGTATTGATATCCCTTGCCGGAAACCGTTTCAAAATCCGTTCCCTGTCATGTTTGAACCAGTATGCAACCAGAAGCGGTTTTCCGTTTGCCGATTCGATCAGGTCTTCCAGTGCATCCAGTTTTCTGTCATGGATATTACGGACATTGCCGGATTCATCATAGGCCGCACCGTTTGCCATCTGCTGGAGCTTGTTGCTCAAAGCTGCTGCATTTACCGCATCGATGTCCTGCCCTTCCCCGTATTCAAGGATCATTTCATCTGCCATCCTGTCATAAAGTGCCTGTTCGGATTCCGACATGGATACGGTCACACGGTTGCTTATGCATTCCGGCATATCAAGATAATCCACGGCTTTCATGGAAATGCTGATATCGGAGATCAGTTCATATATTTTTTCTTCTGCTCCTTCCCTCGGCTTATACGAAAAGACGATCTCACGATTCCGCTTATCCGGAAGGAAGAACCTGTCACGGTATCCTCCGATGTATCTTCCAAGCCTCTGCCCCATATCAAGGATCCCTATCTCTGCCCATAAGTCCATGAGGTTTCCCGGTGTTCCCGTAAGCCCGACCACACGTTTTGCCATCGGTCTTACTTTTTTCAGGTCTTTGAACCGCTGTGCCTTCGGGGACTTGAAGCTTGACAGTTCATCGATCACGACCATGTCAAAATCAAAAAATATGTTTTTTGTCATCCATGAAACATTGTCCCTTCCGATGATCGTCACATCGGCTCCTGACAGAAGTGCTTCCTTTCTCTGCCCTGCAGTTCCCATTGCCACGGCAAATGTCATGCCGTAAAGATGCTCCCACTTTTTTATCTCTGCCGGCCATGTGGTCTCTGCCACACGCTTCGGTGCGATCACCAGGATCCGCCTTACTTCAAAATAGTCAAACAGCAGAAGCCACAGTGCCGTAAGCGTGATGACCGTTTTGCCAAGTCCCATGTCAAGGATCAGGCAGCTCACGGGATGTCCGATTATAAAATCTGTTGCATACTGCTGATAATCATGTGCTTTGTATTTCATCAAGGATACCTCCGATCTGTTCGATATTATCAACTACATAAACGGGAAAGCCTAACCTCTCAAACATCCGCTTTCTCTTCAGCTGAAGAGGTCTCGGCTTCTTCCCCGGTGCTTTCAGTTCCACAAATGCCATTTTTCCGTCCGGCATCAGGACGATGCGGTCAGGCACTCCATTCATACCGGGTGATACGAACTTTAACGCCATGCCTTTCCGCTTTTTTGCTTCTTCCCTCAAATGTCTCTCTACTGTACTTTCTAGCAAAACCAGATACCTCCTTTGCCGATTGCGGTTGCCATATGCCTTTAACTCCTATACGCGCATATATACATGAATTGCTCTTTTTATCTTTATTTTTAATTCTTAACTAGATTTAATGGGAAACTGGGAAACTAAGAACCGCAACCCCTTATTTTCCAAGGTGTCAGCACGGTTTCCGACTACCGTTGCCCATCTGCATCTGGGAAACCACGGAAACCGCCTACTGGGTTTCCTCTGGTTTCTCATCCATCCTCACAAAAGTCTTCTGCACTCCGTAAAGGGGGACTTTGGTCTTTCCCGTGGTATTGGAATCATACTTCTTCCATCCCCCGATCTTGTTTAAGATGCCTTCGATCTCATAGGAATCTGCCTTCTTTAAGTTCTGGCGCTCCTTGCCGAAGCACTCCACCCAGATCTCCATGATGCACACACGCTCACGCATGACCGTTCCTTTGACACCGACCGTCTCGAACTCTCCTCCGCCAAGGAATGCCCTTCTCTGGTAAATATCCATTGATGCCCAGTTGTCCGGCAGCAGTCTGTCAAGATAGTCCTGCACGATGCCCTCACGGTCATCCGACTCCATTGCCTCCTGCTGCATCTTGTATGCTTCCTCTGCCTCCGCTCCTTTTAAGAACAGCTCCTCGCCTTCGTTATACAGATGGATTGCCTCTGCCCAGATCTGGTCGACACAGTCAAGCTCCCACGGATGGTGTTTTCCTGTTCCCGGCACATGCACCGGCCAGAACCTTCTGTTTCCTGTTACGTCACGTAAAAATCCGCCCTCGGAGTTGGTGCTTCCCACGATGATGCATTTTCTTGGATGTGACTCTACATTGACTCCGTATGCCTGACGGAACTTATCATCCTGACGGGTGACAAAGGACTTTACTACCTCGACTTCCGTCTTGCGGATACCGTTCATCTCACTGATCTCAAGTATCCAGTTTCCGAGCAGCTTCTCGGCAGCAGTCTTGTCCCTCATATCCGAAATGGATAAAGAATCTGAGAACCACTGCTTTCCAAGGATGGCAAAGAAGGTGGATTTTCCCATCCCCTGAGGACCGTTCAGCACAAGGATGGAGTCGAACTTCACTCCAGGCTTATAGATACGTGCTACCGCAGCCACCAGTGTCTTGCGGATGACTGCCCTTGTATATGGTGAGTCTTTCGCACCGAAGTAGTTGATGAGCAGTGTATCGATACGCTCTTGTCCGTCCCAGTGAAGCGTTGCAAAATAATCTTTGATTGGATGATAGAGCCTATCGGATGACACTACGGCAAGCAGTGCATCCTTAAACTTGGTCGGTGACCAGATCCCGTACACCCTCTCGAAATACACCTTTGCATTCGCAAGGTCGGAGTCATTCCATCCGGGCTTTACCTGTTTCCACGGAAGCGGACCGATGACATCAATGGTATCCTTGAACTCGTTGTACACGATGTGCTTGAAGTTCTCATCGTTGCGGATGATCAGTGCGATGTTCTGCAGTGTATCCTTGATATTTCCCCTGCGGTCAAGTGCCAGCTTGTTCTGCCAGTCCTCATCCGTCTCTGCGGAAAATTCCTGTACCGCCAGCTCCTGTCTTTCCCTGGCAAGCGTGTTCTTCACTTCTTCATCTGCAGAAGCAAAATCCTGCATGGCTTTGAAAGAAGGGAGTTTTCCCGGCTCTGTCCCTTCGGCTGCCCTTGCATCCTTGTCCCCAAATTTATGAAGCCTTATCACATCAAACGCATTCATCAGCTTTCCGCAGCATGGGTCTGTGGCATGGTGGCTGTATACGAACAGATCATCATAGACCACGACTCCGGCAGCCGAGTCCGCTGGAATATAATCGTATCTTCCGGGGATTGCCCTTGAATGCCTGTATACATCCGGGATGAATTTGTCGATTGCCTGCGTCACCGTATATGTCCGGTTGAATGCCCCGATCAGTCCGTCCTTGGAAAGCGGATCTGCCTGTTTCTTTATATCCCTCTGTACCACGGATGCCTGACGGTTGCTTACCGGCCATGCCGATACATCATGCCAGTCCTTATAACGTGCCAGCACTTCATCCGGATCCACTTCTGCCCCATCGATCTCCTGAAACACATACTCCCCGTCACTTGAAGTGCTCGGCCAGTACATGAGTCTGGAAGGCTCATAGGTGGAATCATCGAAAAGTTCAATGCCGATATCCGATGCAAGCATACGGCTTACCGCACCATATTCATCAGGAGTCACATCCCTTGTCAGGAATATGATGATACGCAGTCTCGGCTTTTCCGGTGTATGCTTATGGGTGGAATACACCACCATCTTCATGTCAAAGAACATTTCCAGTTCATCAATGATGCCCTGTGTCCCGTAATCCATGTCAAGCGTGATGGCGGATCTGGTTATCACGCATTCTTTCTTTCTCCGTCCGCCCTTCAGCTTTCCAAGAACAAAGCCTCCGACATCCTTAATACTGTCCTGCTGTCCCTTCGGCATCTTCCTGTACTGCTCCATTGTTTCTGCAGTATATTTTGTCTTGGACAGACGGCTGACAAAATCTTCATAGGTCATATCCGTGCAGTTAAACTTTTTGTCCATTCTTGAGTTTCCGATTGATACGAACATCTTTTCCTGCCTCCTTCTTTTTTTTCTTTTCTTCCTTTGCCACCCTTCCGACCGCAGTATTTGCAGTCGGGTCAGGATAACCTTCCGTATTGCGTCCTCCCATGCAGCACCTCCTAATCTTTCTTGTAAAACGGACTTTCAAATCCGGCTGCCTTAAGCGGAAGTCCCTCACACCAGTCAGGGCATACCGCCATGATCTCATTTACTTCTTCCACCGAGGATGTTCCTTCCGGCACTTCAAGCACCACTTCATCATGGATATGGCACACGATGTCAAAGCCTTTCTTTTCCAGCCTGAGCATTGCTTCTGCCAGCACATCCCTTGCGGTTGCCTGAACGATGTTCTCACAGAATTTTGCACCGTAGGATTCTATCCTTGTCCATTTGCGGTTCGTACCGACACCTTCATAGCTGACGCTTTCCGAGCCGAAACGGTTCACGGTCATCCTCGGCCTTACATATGACAGCACCCTTCCTGACGGCAGTGCGATCTTTAACATCCCGGACTGGTAATATACCGTCACCCTTCCGACCGTGGTCATCTTCCGTTCCTTCACGGCAGCCTTTACCGCACCGTCAATCTCATACCAGTAATTTACGATGTGCGGGTTTGCTGTCCGCCATGACTGCACCAGGCCTTTCAGTTCATCCTCTTCCACAAAGTTCAGTGCTCCCATGCTGATAAGCGCACCTTCCGCACCGCCATACTGACAGGCAAGCGATGCCACCTTTCCCCTTGCACGGTACGGGCTTCCTTTCGTGATCTCCTCTATCGGGATATGGAACATCTTCGATGCCGTCTGCTCATAGATCTTTCCGGCACCACGGAACTCTTCCATGACCCATCCCTCTCCGGCAAGATAGCCCATGACCCTTGCCTCGATTGCGGAAAAATCGCTGACGATGAATCTGCATCCCGGCTTTGCCACAAATGCGGTACGGATCAGTTCCGAAAGCACATCCGGTATGGAATCATACAAAAGCTCCGCAAGGTCATATCTGCCTTCCTTTACGATGGAGCGTGCAAGTTCGAGGTCTTCCATATGGTTCTGGGGAAGGTTATGGATCTGCACCAGTCTGCCGGCCCACCTTCCTGTACGGTTGGCCCCGTAAAACTGCAGTAATCCATGCACCCTTCCGTCCGGACAGACGGAACGTTCCATAGCTTCATACTTTTTGACTGACGTTTTTGACAGGGCAAGACGCAGCTTCATCATTTCCGCTACATCACCGTCCGTGTTTTCCACCAGTTCCTCCACGGCTGCCTTTGCAAGGGAATCGATCTCGATGCCTTTTCGTGCAAGCCATCCCTTAAGCTGTGCCACGCTGTTCGGATTCTCAAGTCCTGATATTTCATATGCCTTCTTTGTTGCCGTTTCCTTATACAGAAGGTCACAGGCCACTGCATGTGTGATAAGTTCCGGATCCACCATGATGCCCCTGTCATTTATCCTCTGGTCCATGCAGTACAGTTCCTGCTCCCTGTCCGGTATGGGAAACTTCGAGAGCTTATTCCTGATCTGCTTTTCCACATCCACGTCACGGATACAGTAGGTCTTGAACAGCTCCCACTTCTCCGGCTCATCAGATGGAAGGTTTCTTGTCCTGCCGCCGTTTGACTTGGACGGCTTGCACGGCATACAGAAGAACCGGATCAGTTCCTTTCCTTCCGACATCTTTTTCTTATCAAGGTTCAGTGCTTCTCCCACGCCTTCCAGTGACAGCGGAAGCGACAGCATGGATGCCTGAACGAGTGTACATCTCCACCCTTCCGGCTTTAAGGAAAGACCAAAGTAACGGTTGATACAGTTACGCTCGAATGCTGCATTATAGGCAGTCTTTATCACGGAATCATCCGTAAGCAGCTTCATAATCTCATCCGGCATTTTCTCCCCAGATGCAAGGTCAATGATCTTGGTCGGCTCATCGTTCAGACTGTATGCAAATAAAAGGATCTCAAACTGCTCCGATGCAGCATATCTATGTACCCCGCAGTCCGGGAGTGATACATCCGAGTAGGTTTCAATGTCAATTGCAAGTGTGTCCATAAGCCTGTCCCTCCGCTTTATTCTGTTGATCCCCGTTCTCGCAGCATCCACGTTGCCGGACTTTATCTGTCCCTTGATGGTGCGGAACGTATTATATGGAATATATTTTTTTATGCTGTTTAGCTCTTTCATCAGTTCCTTCATGGCATCTCCTTTATGTATCCGGGCGGTGTATGCCACCGCCCTTCCTATGGTTTACTGGTTCACTCCTATGAAAGGAAATCGTCCTCTGCATCCACTGCCTCGAACTCATCCTTGGCATTGGCTCTGGAACCGAGAGGCTCTCCGTCCTTTAACTTCTGAACATTGCCGAGTCCTGCTGCCACGCCTTTGTTGCCGTTGGAATTGTAGGCATAAAATGTAATGGATACCCTTCCGTAACAGCCTGAATATACCTCGCTCTGGTCAAGGATCGGCTGCACCTGTCTGTCCACGATCTGAGGGGCCTGTTTTGAATTGGCATTCAGGAACATACTGTTCTGGTACGCTTCGTCTTCAGGTCTGTCGATGTCACCGTCTCTGAGCGGAAGTTTCAGGTTTGCCGGGATCTTGCCGCCCCACTTGCCCTTTCCTTCATCCTTTGCCACCTCGATTGCCTTTTTGATCTTGGCAATGGTCTCCTTATCATCCTTATCGATGATGCAGGATACGGAATACTTCGGTTCGCTTCCATTGATGGAATCCGGCTCCCACAGGTGTGCGTAGCTCAGTCTGCAAGGTACGATTACTTTAGTTAAGTTTGCTGTTGTCATAGTCTTAGTCCTCCTTAAAATCCGCTTCTGCGGTTGCTGTTTTAACTGCTTCTCTTTTATCTGAATCCGGCACCAGTGTTACTTTGCCGTCAGGCTTGTACACAAACTTGCCAAGGATTTCATTAAATTTCTTTTTGCCCATCAGTCTTTCCATCTCGGTAATGCCGATCAGGCTCTTTTTGAAGATATCCGTGTATCCGGCTTTCGCTGCTGCCTCAGCCACATCATCTTCATCCGTGTATCTTCTGTTGCTTTTTCCGAGAACGAGCTTATATCCCGGCCATGCCTTATGGTTGACCACTGCCTCATTCTGTGCGTAGGCGTAAACTTCCTCCGCCCATTTTTTCAGTGCATCCGCCTTGGATAGCACCTCTGCAATCTCTTCATCAGACATAAGGTCCGGCTGCTTAAATTCCATCTGGGCAAGTTTCAGATACTCCTCTGCCCTTGCACGGCATGTAAATCTTGCCTTGCAGAATCTGCAGTGGTCTCCGGCTTTGAACTCGCCCTCTCCGGCAAGTGCCTTTGCAGCTCCCGGCTCAAGCACGTCCTTTCCCCATGTAAGAAGTTCTTCTGCAGATATCTCCCATGTGGAAAAATGGTCGAGCCTTGGCTGGACAATCGTAAGTTCCACCGTGTCGATCTCATATAAGAAACCGAGCATGTCAAGAACTCCCAGTCCGTAAATCATAAGCTGGACATTTCTTTCCGCATCGACCATCACGCCCTTGCCGAGTTTCAGGTCAATAATATGGATCTTGTGCGAATCAACAACTACCATGTCTGCCGTTCCGAAACAGTCCGGGATCCTGTCAGCAAGACTGACCTTAAGCTCCACACCTATGAACGGATCCGGACACTCCTGTCTTGCCTGTTCAATCTGGCTGATGTCATATTCCACATAGTCATCCACTGCTTCCAGAAGCTCGTCCGAGTAATAATCGGACACGGGTCTCTTTGTCCTTTTCTTCAGATACTTATTGATGAGATACTCTGCCATCGCATGTCCGGCAGTCCCTTCTGCTGTGAAGGATGATTCTTCATCCGGGAACTGCTCCTCCAACAGTAACGATGGAGGGCATTCCAGACGTCTTTTGCCGGACGATGGAGAGAACCTTGCGTGTCCGCCCATTAAAGCACCTGCGCTTTCTCATACAGTTCCTGCAGTTTATCATCAGGAACATCTGACAGCTTCTGGAATCCGAACTGCTCAATCAGGTTCTTTACCTCTGATGTCTTTCCGGATCTGGATTTTTCTGCAAGGAATGCACGGACCGTCTTTCGGTCAACTGACGGCTCTTCCTTCGGTGTATCTGCCACGGGTGCTTCCTTCTTTTCTGCCTTCTTCACGGGCTTCTCTTCCTTTTTAGGTGTGTCTGTTTCTGCTGCGATCATCTTTCTGATTCCTGCCGCAATCTGCTCGTAGCCCTCGGCTACCAATAACAACGCCTCACTCATTGCGTTCTCTCCTTTCAAATGCGTGCCAGCTTCACATCACCTGTATACACATCGATTTTGTTTACGCTGGACTTGTACTTTCCCCAGTCCATCAGAATATGGAACGGGTACTCCTTTACTACAGTTGCTCTCTTCTTTTTCTTTCCGGCAGTGACCATAAGGCGGTCACCCGGATACAGTCCGTAACGGACATTGACTGCTGACATGGCGGACCTCCTACTTCAACACCTTCAGATTTCTGATGATGCCCTTGTATCTGGCATCCGCACGTTCATCCACAGGAATGGTTCTGACATTCACGGGATTGAAATCTGTATCATAAAGCCTTACAGGCTTCCTTGTTTCTTTTGCATGGTCGAGTTCAAACTTCATGCCTTCCGTGATGTCGAAACCGAACACATACACCTCATCGCACATATCCATGAGTTCAAGACCCATTGCGATGCCTGTCATTCTCTCGTTTGGGATATTGTCATCGAGGAATGATGGGAAATAGAGATGTGGTACGATTGGAACGTCACCTGACATGGCAGTGATCCTTGCGTAGCTCACTGCATTCTTTTTGTTTTCCTCGACTCTGCCCCGATAAGGGCTGCAGATAAAAATTTTCTTTTTCATAATAAAATCATCCTTTCACATTCGGCTCTCATGGCCGTGGGTACTCGTCAATAATGTTCTACAAAGCAAAATCACGGAGGATGCTGTTCATTACCTCAAGGTCGTCACCCTGAAGTGTTGACTGCAGTTTCTTTAACAGTTCCTGCTGTTTTGGTTTCAGGTAATTGCGACCGACATAATATCCGTCTGCCACTTTTACACCTCCACCATATCTGCCACGAACTGTTTCGATCGGGTAAGCGAGAGACAGCTCTTCGATATCGTTTTTGATTGTCCGGACTGAAACGCCAAATTCAAATGCCAGGTTGTCGATCTTGTCCTGTCTTCTCTGACAGAGGACCTTAAGAATCGCTTCCCTGCGTTCGCTTGGCGTCATGCTTTTCTTTGCCATCTCTCGCTCACCTCCTTCCTGTTCTCTTGCTTTGTGACTAAAGAATAATTTTTAAAGGTGCAGACTTTTTGCACGATTAAAAATAAATTTCAAATATTTTTTCAGAAGCACCGAAACTTCATTTTTTTATCCTCACTTACTTATTCTCCTTGCCGTTTCATTTATTTCGCAAAATATAATCAGGCGAATGGAGAATATATAAGGGGGACTTTTTCATCATTAACGATTTGTTATCAGCAGCATAAAAAATAATCTGCTTAACCAACCTAATAATTTCTGACCGATTTATCTTGATACAAAATTTAAAATAGCCATTCATGTTTCATAATCTGACGTGCATTTTCATCCATCTGTGTAATGTAGAAACAACTCACGGTTTCAAAAACAATCTCAAAAAAGGACAAAAAAATAGAGCTGCTACGCAATCTTTCGATTGCAGTAACAACTCTGGCATGTAGTATCTCATAAATTATGGATCAGGGCTCAGTAGCTTGTCTGTGCTTCTTTAATTTGTTTCATAACATCCGTCAGTGCTATCCTTTCCGGATTTTTATGTACTTTTGATTCAAAATATATCTTCCCTTCATCGTCAATCAATGCATCAAACATTCTTGGCTTTGTAGGTTTGCTGCTGTTAATATTTCTGATTTCGATTCTCTGCATCCGCACCACCTCCTATTTAAATGGCAGATCTATATCAGGTATAACATCATCGCTTGAAGGTTCTGGTACTTTAAATATCTTCGAGAGAACCTTTTTATCTTTATTTAAATATGCATCAATAACGCTCCTTGCCTTGTTATCAATATTTACGTGAGATGCCAATACCTCAATCTGCATGTATAAATCTTTCACGGCAGATTTAATCAGATCACACGCCATAATCGTATTGCATAACGGAACTACGGATTCATCAGGAGCTACAAGATAAATTTCATAGCATGCCTCTCCTTCTACGCAATCGGCATCCATATTAATTGTACACGGAAGAATGTACATATCACTTTCTGCATCTTCCAATCGTGACCGATATACATTTCCAGTTACCTGTATTGCTTTTTCAGGATAGAACCTTGAAAAGAAACTGGCTACTCTATAATTTCCGTTACAATCCATGCTGTCATCATCAGGACTCTGCAATGGGTGTGGTGCTGGACCAAATTCAGAGTATAAATCAGTCGGATTATTCAGCTTCTGATTTGGTTCTCTGTGCCAGTACAAATTCCCACATTTGGAATCATCAGCTATTTTCTTTATAAATTCCAGGACATATTTTTCTGTCGGTGTTACCTCATCTATATTAGCTGATATCAAAAAGTCAATGCTGACTCCAAGCATCTTAGCTGCTGTTGCCACAAATTCCAATGTTGGTTCGGATGAATTATCCGGTTTTTCCAGTCTTGACATATATCCCAAGCGGACACCTGCTTCCTTTTCTATCATTCCGATTTTTACATCTGGATTTACTTTTAATAAAGCACGGATATTGTTAAAGCATGTGTACTTGTTAAAATTTTTAAATTCATCTAATGCACCCGTTATATTTGTAAGATAATATGCTAAACGATTTCTCTGTTCCTGCAATACTTTTATTTCATCTCTTGATATAGCAGCAACTCCATGTGACTCCATTGCTTTTTTTACTTCGTCAGGATTAGTATTATCCTTTCCCTCAAAACTCATCATCTGTAAAACTTGTTCAAAATCGGCGCATTCCGCATTCTTATCCTCAACTGCAGATTCAAGTCTCTCCTTGGCATCCAACAAATCTTCTTTTGAGCAGCATCCCAGAGATGCTTTTTGTAATAAGAGTTCAAATTCTTCATTATTCATGATAATCATCTCCTTTTTCACATTTATGAGCAAATTATAGTACCTTTTGCATCTGCTGTCAATATATGCAAATTATTTTTTTCTTTGCATTTTTGTGTGAATAAAACGCAAAATGCCTGACAAAAGCAAAAGTATATAACTCATTGCTTCGTCAGGCATTGGTTGCTATGATTTTCATGCACCTATTCGCTCAGTACGAATCTTTTTATTATGTAATGATATCTGTATTATTTTTCTGCAGCACGGACACTTGATTTGTATAGTGCCTTCTGTATCAGGCAGCACATCAAACAATCTACCGTTTTTGCAGCATGGACATGATACTTTCAGAATCTGCTCTCCCATATGCTATCCCCCATTTCTCTATAGATAATCATACGGAGAACGAAATCCTGTTCTCTTCTGTACTTGTTTCTTAGGTAAGCAACTTTGTGCTTCTTCCTTCGAAGAAAAAAGTCTGCTTGCCCTAAGTTGTATACCGCCTGATGTATTTTCTACAAAACGGACAGTAAAAAAATCTCTGCTCCTTTTCAGAACAATCACTTCTCTGACAATGCGATTGCTTTCTATAATAAAAGCTTTATCGCCCACTTCCAGTTTGGTAACCACGTTATCGCCTCCATATAATAATTGAAGGCCAGCTAAGGGAAAGTCAGGCTGACCTAACCTTGGTGTCAAATTTGTCTCTGTTTAACATTAATAACCTCAGGTAGCGAACCTGAGGTTATTATATCGAACATCTGTTCTGTTGTCAATAGTTCATTTACGTGCCCATTGGATTATTCCTGAAACACACTACGGACGAATTTCTCCAGTATGGAATCAAACGTACCTCCGGCAACATCGCCATTTATTATTTCTTTCCGTTTATCAGCATAAGTTATCTGAAGTTCATAACTGCATCCATCGCACACTTGACCTTCTACAATGTTCTTTTCCCACAATGGAGCACCTATGATTTTCTGTAGGGAGCATGCAAGTCTGTATGCCTTCTTTTCAGATACCTTTTCTTCCGTCTTAAACTGATATTTCCGATTCTGCCCTTGATATGTATATTCTTTACACCTTCCATCAGGATATATTTCATATACCCACGACTGTTGGGAATCTATCGTGCACGGGCCATTCTCCACAACCTTATATCGTATTTTTGTAATCTGGGTAGCTGGGAGCAGTTCCTTTGACCATCGGTATCCGCAGTCAAGGCAGCCACAATCCTCGTGTGGCATTCCATCTATCATCTCACATCCGCCCAGGATAAGTTCTCCCCGTTCTTCTGCTTCAAAAGCTTCATGGGACGGATAACCATATAATATTGGTACAGTCCTGTCTGATCTGCATTTTGGACAAACGACCATAATTCCGTCCCTCCTTTATTACAACTCCAATCGTGTAATATCCATATGATTTCCGGTCAGATAATTATCATATAGCTCTGCCGCCGGAATCAGACGGATTTGTATGTTTTTCAGATTGAGTGCTTCAAGCATAGCCATTCTGGCACAGCCTTTTTTTACAATATCTTTTTTCTCCGTTGGCATCAGGAAACAGTTCCTGACTTCTGCAATGCCATGCGCATTAATAAAATCCTTATAGGCAAGCTGATACAGATATTGTTTTGTTACATCTCCGACACCCGGATTGCCCCTGAGGGACTTTCCTTTTTCCAACTGAAGATTATAATACTTGGCATCAAATATTATGAACCAGTCCTTTCCGTCTATGCATGGAATACTGATCAAATCTGGAATAAGTGTATCTGCTGCCTTTGCTTCCGTATCTTCTCCCTGCCATATAGGCTTTTCTATAATATCTATCAGCTTCTGTCTCTTTATCGTTTTGCTGTTATATTTCTCTGCAAGCGGAACAGTCATCTTAAGCTGGGCAAGGGTAGTATTCAGTTTATTGTCAAACACTTCCGCACAGGCTTTCTCCCAGACAGCATGGTATGCTGTTGTTCCAAACATACTGATACCATCATTTTCATCAAGCATTTTTCTGTCCTGGGACACATATGCATATAGTGTTTTGAGAAGAATCTGCCTGTGCGTATTAAACTGAAGATTCAGTTCCTTTATAATCCGTTCTAACACATATTCTTTGTCACCAAAATCGGCCAGTGTTTCCTCGGAAAGCTCTATGACATCCATATCAAAGAGAGCATCTAATTGTGCATCACGAAGCTGTCTGGAACATTCCGTAAGCACACACTCATGCAGACGTTTGAAATAATCCATGTCATCTTCTACAGATTTCTCCGTATAGAGTTCCATATAATACGGACGGTTATCCTCGATCATGGCAAAGCTCTCATCAATGGTTTTTCCCCAGAGGATTTCGCCCTCTCCATTTACTTCTATGATATCCTCACTGTTCGTATAGATGCCATATTCGTAATAATCATTAATCAGGAACAGGATAACCGCAAGTATATTAAAACTTCTGTTCTCTCCATCACCATTGAAAACATTGATAATCTGCTCTTCGGAACGGCTGTAACGCTCAAGTACTTTAACAACCTGTTTCATCTCATCCAGAACATTATCGTCTTTCTTTGACAGCAGATATTTTGGATAAACCTTTATGACACGGCTTCCACAGGTGATGACTCCGACATATGTAAATACATACAGGCAGTCACCACTCTCTGCCGTTTCATCCGTAATTTCCACATCGTCATCTACAAGGTCTGACATTTCGAGCTGGTCATCAGTATTTTTTACACTCTTCAAGACACCATAGGCTTTGAGATTTTTTATAAATTTTTCTACTCCGTCTTCGTCAAAGGAAAACTTGCTTTTAAGGTCATTTTTCGTATAACGCTTCTGTTCCCTGACATACCGTGAAACAACTTTCATTATACCTCATCCTTTTGTTTATCATAAAAGTTTTCCTTGAAATTTGATCCGAAGATTCCCATTCCTATTTCATCAAAAGCATCACACACCGATGAATATTTGCTGTTGTCACATCCATCAAAGAATCTGTGCTTGCCCTGTTTAACGGCATCTTCATACAGATACATAATTACCTTGCTCTTAAATGCAGCCACAAATTTGTCTGTATCTACAATCATGCCATTCTCATCAGATGCAATTGCCTTCTTTGAAAGGAAGAATGGTCCCATCAGCTTGTCCTCATTAATCTTAAACTGATCTGATGACATTTTTGCATTAATTGCTCTGCGGAGGATATTCCATTCCACTGGCTCATCGCTTCCAGCAAGTTCAATTTTTCCCATTCCAGAAATCTTTTCTTCGTTTTCATTAATTCCAAGATACTCAAAGTTCCATCTTCTCTTAAACGCAGTGTCCATCGGAAATACACCCTGATCAGCACTGTTCATTGTAGACCAGATAAACATATTATTAGGAATCCTGATCTTCTGATAATTGTCAGGAGTTCCACCCAGTTGTTTTGCAAGATATTTTCTTATATCCTCTGATGCCTGGATTTCATATTCACTGACTCCGTCATCATCCCTGTCCAATAGCTGAAATACATCGCCAAATACTGCTGCCACTTTTGCTCTGTTTATCTCTTCAATAAGCAGAAGATGTGGCTGAGGATTTTCAGTTCTTCCGCTCTTAAGTGCTTCTACATAAACACGCATAAACGGTCCCGGCACAAAATCGTATCTAATTTTTTCATCTGCACCCATGACAGGCTTATATGTACCAACAAACTGCGAGTATGAATAATCAGGATGGAATGTAACACGCTCATAAGAACCATTTGTGTCCTTCAACAAGTCCTCACAATCCTCTTTAAGTTCATAACTCTTTCCAGTACCCGGAGCACCAAAAACAATACGGTTTCTTTCATATTTTGTTTCTATTTCTGTGTTAAATACTAACGGCATATAGGTTTCCTCCGCTTCCGAATTATCTAATTCTTCTGATTCAGCTTCTTCCCCATAATAATATTTTTCATATAAAAACATCAGATTTTCATTATTTGTAAGCTGATAACAGGATGTAAGTTTTCCTTCTGATTTATCCGGAAGGGTATCTCCATCTGCAAATTTATTATGCCACTTTCCAGCTTTCATATGTGCCATAGCCGTTGATGCGTCATAGAAGTATTCTCCAATTTCATCAACAAAAGCTATCAGCTTTTCTCCATTCATAGCGACAAAAACAGTATCTGCATTTGTTTTATAGAATCTTGCCAGTTCTCCGGCCTTTCTGGATGCTGTCTTTTTATCATCGTGGAAATACTCTTCCATCATCTTTTCTGTAATGGCATCCTTATCTATTCCATCACCCGCAACATAATCCTGAAGTGACCCGATAGCTCTCCATCCGATTCCAACTACAGATTTCTGCTGCCATTCCGCAACATAATTTTTTTCATCATCTTTTGTGCCAATTCTCACAAAATGTTTTATGCCACCAAATTCTTCGAAAACAACAGCAAAGAATTCTCTATAATACATTCCGGCATAGTTTTCAATCTTCGCAAGCTGTGCGCTTCGGGCATAATATTTTTCACTTGGATTGATTCTTAAACATCTGAGTACATGTGTCTGCCAGTCGTTTGAATGGAAACCGCTTAATTTTTCTGGACAGATAAGTGAAAAATATTTATGAAACCATGCCAGGTTATAGTATTGTTCACCTACACCCTGTTTCAAATCTTCATCGAGCTTTTCAAAATCAGGCAGGTTATCCAAGATGGCATTATTTATAATATCTACACCTTTAACAAGGGCATCTCTTATTGTCTTTCCGATTTCAAGAGCCTGTTCTTCTGATAACACTTCTGGTTTCTGCGGGCTTCCCGTCATCCACTCGCCTGTATCCTTTTTCTGAAACAAACCAAATTTGTATGCAGATCCACCCGCAATGCTTCCGAAATATTCTCTGCAGTCTGCATTATGCTCTAACCAACAGCATAGTGCTTCTGTATTATCCCCAACTGTATAAAATAAAGATGTTAAGAGATCCTCATCTTCAATGGCTGCCAGTTTTTCTGGTGAGAATCTTTCCTGAAACTCTCTTATAGCAGTTTCAATATTACTTCTGCTGCATGGTATTTCAAATCCAGTTTCTGACACATAATCTGTGATTATCTTAGCAGCCCTACGGTATTCATCTTCGAAACTGTCACTGCCTTCTTCATCAGCATCTGTAATTGTTTCCAACTCTGCATACAAATTTGCATCATTTACATATGCATAGGTAATGGTTGCCACATATGACTGACTTGCATTAACAAGATTTAATACACTTAAAATAGGCGAAACATAGAAATCATTTGTTCTCTCTATCCCTTTTCCACCTAACCACCATTTATCGTTTGATACGAATTTATATAACAATTCACAATTTTGATTAGCAATATCCTCCTGTTGTCCCAAATCCAACAGATAATCTTTCATAATTTGCTTGAACTTTTCAGAAAAATCTATGCCATCTGTGCTTTTCAAATTTTTGTATATTTCTTTCTTTTCCAGAGCTTTTCCATTACTTCCCACGAAAACACTAACATTACTATCAATTACCTTTTCAGTGTAATTTCGGTACTTTATGATTTCCTTTATCAATTCTACCGGATAGGTTGCAAGAACAAACCATTGATTAGGCAAGTATATTTTCAACCCAGCCGAGGTAGTAATAATAGCAGTGCTTTTTAAATACTCTATTGTATTTCCACCAGAAGCAATATTTTTTGCGAAAGCCTTCTTAAATCCCCCACTCAGACTAACATCCTCATAACTAAATTTAGCTTTAACTGCGCTTTTTGTATTTTCTACAAGTTCTCCTAAATCTTTCAAAATTGTATTGTTATCATCCATTCGTTAAATCACTCCTTTACTGGTAGAGACCCCATTTCCTCTCTGATCCTTTTCGCTACTGCACGAATAACCGGAACCGCAACGGAATTTCCAAATTGCTTATATGCCTGGGTATCAGAAACCGTTATAATAAATTGTTCAGGAAAGCCTTGTAATCTGGCACATTCTCTCGGAGTGAGTTTCCTTGGATTTTTATCTGATCCCTGATCAATTAAAATTTCGCTTCCATCCTTATAATATCGTGCACTAATAGTATTTGTATATTCTGATTCTTCGTTAAATAATGAATAACCAAATCCATTTCCTTTTTTCTTATGTTCTTTTTTCCTTCGTTGATGTCCTTCCCATAATGCATCACTTATCGTGTATTTTTCATCCACATCATGTTCCAATATATCGCCAAGTCTTGTTTTTTCATAAGTAGGTGTTGGAAACTTAAACTCATAATCATCAGAAATATTATAGTATTCTTTATTTAATCCAACAATATAAATTCTTTCTCTATTCTGAGGAACACCAAAATCTCCAGCACGGAGTACTTCGTAGTTGACGTAATAATTGAGTGCATCCAAATGTTCCAGTATCACTTTTAATGTACGCCCTTTATCATGCCCTTTGAGCTGCTTGACATTCTCCAGCAAAAAGGCTTTCGGTCTTTTTTCCTTTAAGATTCTTTCAATTTCAAAAAATAAAGTTCCCCTAGTATCAGAAAATCCTTTTTTCAATCCAGCTTGTGAAAAAGGCTGACACGGGAAACCACCCAGTAAAATATCAAAATCAGGAATATCTTTTGCATCTATTTGCGTTATATCTCCTGCCGGTTCTTCACCAAAGTTTACCCTATAGGTCTTTTGTGCGAATTTATCCCACTCTGACGTAAATACACATTTTCCACCCAATTCCTGAAAAGGAATCCTTATTCCTCCTATTCCAGCGAACAAATCAATAAATTTAAATTCCGGCATTTCATCCTTTACTTCAAACGGTGTTTTCTCTGCAAATTGCAAAATTGTTTTATATTCTAATGCAGACGGAGCGGATTCTCCATTTTCCCATCTGCGTAATGTTCTATCTCCGTTTCTTCCCATTCCAAGTGCATCGGCAAAATCTTTCTGCGTAAGCCCCAAATTCTTTCTTTTCGCCTTTATTGCTTCGGACGTATTCATTTCAATATCTCCTTTGTCTCTTTTATAGGTCAATCTGTCCTCATTTTATCACATTTTATTTAAAATTGGAACTGGTAAAATCACAAATTTCAAGCCAGAATATCGACTGCTCTATACATTCATCATCAAAACTGTTACAATAGTAATATCAAAAACAAAGGAGGCTTTGATATGCCGTTCATAAATGATTTAAGAGATGTACAGAATAAGACTCGTAAAGATATCTCTCAATCGCAGCTTATCTTTGATGAGACTATACGAAGAAGCGGTTTTACTGGTGCATCTGCACAAATCCAATATGATCATATATATGATATTTTGGCTGCACGTGATGCTGTTCATACCGATATAGTCACAGCCGGACTCAAAGAGGACGTCAAAGTCACCGGAGCTGTAACGGAATTAATCTGTAAATTAGCCCTTGACGCAAGTGCTCCAAACAGATACGATACACTTCCTAAAACTTGGGATTGGATTGGAGATTTCGCTATTATGGGATCTCCTTTTAACCTATTTGTATCGGTCAAAAGCTACAAAGCTAAAGAGCGTTTAATTGTTAGTGGAACAGGACAAAACGCTGCTCCTGTAGTTGGGTATGGCCTGTTTGATGATCCAAGTGAATGGTCACCTGATAGAGTCAAACAATATAAACAGAGAGGCTTCATCGCAATCTACATGCCAAATACTTTATATGATGCACTTGACGCAATGACTCCTCAAACACCAGGACTAAGCCCTCGGTTGATTCGAAAATACTCACCTACAAATGGTTATCCGGCCACAAACATAAAAAACATCTATGATCGACCACTTCTTCGAAAATTGGAAGACTTCGATGATGACATTGCCCATGTATGCATTCCTGGAACCTATACTCTCGATCTCTCACGCTATTAATATGACATAAAAAATGCAAGGCGGTTATTGCTTAACTGTCTTGCATTTCTTCATCACAAATCAACATATCAAAAATCGTTTCTTCAATTACTTTAATGCATTCATCTGTTTTTTTCTTTATATCGTTTCCCCAAAATCTTACAACGGTCCATCCCATAAATAAGAGTTTTTTATTAACCTCATCATCGTGTTCTCTATTTTTTCCAATTTTCTTTATCCAAAATTCAGCGTTTTTTCCTTTTTCTAATCGTGGCTTTAAAACTTCCCAATCCTTGCCGTGAAAGAACTCGCTATCACAAAAAATGGCAATTTTATATTTTGTAATAGCAATATCCGGAGTTCCCGGTAATAACTTATAATTCTTTCTATACCTAATCCCTTTCTTCCACAATGCTTTTCTCAGGACAACTTCTATTGATGTATCCTTTGACTTTATGTTGACCATGTTTTTATGTCTTTGCTCTGGTGTCAAACAATCCATAAATATCACCTCAGCCATCAAAATATACTATCAGCATAACGCTAATGCATCCACCAACGCTATACTAAACTTGTATACCATTTTATAAACAAATCTCTATGCCCATATTTTTCATACCATTCCTTTGTCAGTAACACCTTATATTTTCCAAATGTAAGTACTACCTTTTTGGGTGTGTAATATCTCTGCATACCATTAAGGTAATGTGGCCTTTCTTCGTCCGGATTATATAATTTGAAGAAAGCCACATTCGAATTCTGCAAATTAAAAAGTTCTTTTTTATTACATTCTGTCGGATTCAATAGAATCTGCATTTGCTCATCAGAAAAAACATATCCTGAGGCTTCCAAATTTCTCATCGATTGTAATATAAAATCACCTACCTTAGTAACACCTTCTGGCAAATCCGGAACAGACCTATTGGAAACCAAATACTCCTGTTCAGCTTTGGGCACAGATACGGATGCTGTCATAGGCTCAAAAACCTTATACCCCAATGCCCCTAAAACTAGTTCAGCCTGATCTATGTACTCTTCTAATTCACTTTCTTTTTCTTCTGTTACTGTTCCTATGGTTGGTTCATTTCCATTTTGTACATGAAATCGTCCTGCTTCTAATGCTTTATTATAAAAACGATTTTCCAAATAAGAAATGTCTGTACGACCGAGCGAGTTATCTTTTCTTGTAAAAATCACAACCTCATCCCAGTAATCTTTGTATTTATCATTCTCGTGATCAAGTATCCTCTGGTGTATCCCTTTCCCATTTTTTCTAACTTCTGCTTGACCTACATACACCATATTGTTACCAAAAAGGAAGTAAACTCCGCTCTGTTTAAATGCATCCAACTCCTTGCACTCGTCCAAGAGCCTTCTTGGAATTTTGTAAGCAATGCCATTCCAATTAGATATTGTTGCTTTAATTTTCCCATTAGCTACCCCATCAATGAGATAAACACTAATCACTTTTCCCCTTGCCAC